AACCGCAAAACCCTTTATAGTAAAAAGGGTGCTACCCTTTATAGTAAAAAGGGGTACCCCCGTTTATAGTATAAACCCTAAAAACAGTATTATCATGATCGACTACAAAGGACAGCTTAACATGGGCAACGAGGCCCTACAGAGTGAGAAAACCATTACCGCCAATGAAGTGCTCCGAACCTGCGACACGAAGGCTCTGGCTCGCGAGATTTCGCATCAGAATGCGCTCATCCCCGAACAGGTGGCAGCAGCCGTGCTCGAGAACTTCTGCAAGGCAGCAGCCGAGAAGATGGCCGAGGGATTCGCCATTCAACTGAACGCGGGCGACGAGGTGGCCATCCGCATCTTCCCAGACATCCACATCAAGGGCGGTAACATCAACCTCGCCCGTGCCAAGGAACTCGACCCGACGGTGACCGAACTGACGGCCGAGAACGCCGGCAGTCTCATCGACAAAGCTGGAGGCGTGACGGTTCGCGTGCGCTCTACCTGTATGCAGAAGTTCACCGACCTGCTAGAAGGCGAGAGCATCCAGGTGAAGCGCGTCGGCATCGAGACCAAAGCCTACGTCGCCAAGACCGGCAATGGCGAAGACGAAGGCGAGGGTGGTGACAACACTGGCGGCGACAACGGAGGTGGTGGCGACACCCACGATCCGCTGGAGGCGTAAGATAGTAAACCCCAAACCATGTTTCGCGCGGTTAGTGTATAGTTGCACTAATCGCGCATTTTTTTATGATAGGACTCGAAGTAAACGATGCGGTCATCCTGGAGCAGCAGAAGGTGCTCGAAGCAGCTCTCTCCACGAATCCCAAGACTCAAAAAGCCTTGCAGAAACTCATCCGCAAGGCTCTGATGGAGGCAAGGGCGAGTCTGTCTGATTATATCAAGACGAAACTTGAAAACGACGATCCACGAGGAGCGGCACGCGCTGTCAGGACTACGGTATATAAGAGAATACTTGGCGGTAACATCAACATATTAGACCCACGAAAAGCTCACGGCATAAGCAACTACGAACCACCACGAACCTTGCGCCCAGGACAGCGAGGCGGCAACAGAAGGCCGAGGTCACAACGCACAAACACTGTCATGCACTATGCTGGTGAAGACAGAGCATTTATTTTGAGATTTGTCAATAGCGGAACCAAGCAGCGAGCCATCGAGCGGCTGATGGAGTTTAAGCGTGCCAGCGGTGGCAGTAAGTTCAAGTGGGTGCAGGACGCATCTAAATATGGAAACAGAGGAAGCATCGCTGCCCGCAATTTCTTCAGAAGTGGTGCAGAGCCAAGATTGAAAAGAGCGACGGAATACCTTGCAGACCTGATTGACGAAGAACTGGAATCGATGCTGAATAAGAAGTAAGTAAACCCAAAACCACAAAATGCGTGATTAGTGTATAGTTGCATTAATCACGCATTTTTTTATGGCAGATTCAATACTGAGGCTTAAAGTCGAAAGCCAAGAATATGACAACAAACTGAAGCAGGCGACCAATGGGTTGACCCGATATGTTGAAGAGTGCCGCAAAGTTGGCGGTACGCTCGAAGTGGTGGAGAAGGATACGCTCGACTATGTGCGTGCTATGGGGAACATGGAAACAACCGCCAAAAGTGCCACTGGTAAGCTGTCAGAAATGAAGAAAGCCTTCACTGAGTGGAGCGTGGTCTATAAGAACATGACCGACCAAGAGAAGGCATCACCAGTTGGTAAGGCTCTCGCAGCGTCGCTCGATCAGTTGAAAGGTCGTATTGTCGAAAGCAAGATGCAGCTCGACGACATCAACAAGTCTATCAACGGCGGTGGTGGTCTGACTGGTGCGCTTGATGCCGTAGCTGGAAAGTTTGGACTGAGCATTGAACAGTTTACAAAGTTCGGCGGTGTGGCTGGTGTCGCTTCCACGGCTCTGAAGGTGGCCAAGGATGCTTTCTTCCAGTCTGAGAGCAATATCGACGAGTGGGGAAGAACCGTGGAGGGTGCCAAGGGTGCTTACAGCCTGTTCCTTGACACACTGAACAACGGCAACTGGAGCAATTTTTTCCAGAACCTCAGTACAGCCATCCGTGGTGGACGTGACCTGTACGATGTGTTTGACCGTCTCGGCTCTATCAAAAGCAACAATGCCGCCGCTATTGCCATCACTCAGAAGGAAATTGCAGAACTTCGACTGGCAAAGCAGCAAGGGGAGAATGTCGATGCCAAACTGAAATCAGCTACCGAAAGGCTCGCAGCACTACAGAAGCAGAGTGTATCGGCTGGTATGACAGCAGGTAGCACGTCGGTATTCCAGACCATCCGAAATGGCGTGAACAGCATAGGCGGTGCTGACGTGAACGACGCCACCATCCAGTATGCCGTGAACCGTATTATGAAGGGCGGGCAGGCTGAGTTCGACAGATATAAGCGTAACTACGATGTGCTTCGGCAAAGAGGTACTGGTATGACAACATCCTATCAGACCACAGCCTATGGCGGTACGATGGCGGTGCAGAAGCGGGAGTTTAACATCTCCAATCTCACTCAGGAAGAGCAGAAGCAATATGCACTCGCCAAGGCTATCACCGAGGGAGAGACACGCATTCAGCAGGGTATCGCGGCTTATGCGCAAGCCGTCAGCGAAGGCACGGCATCAGCCCGCGAGGAGTTCAAGGGCAACCGCTATGCGCTACAAGGCTCCGGTGGTTCAGGCGGCGGTGGCGGTGCAACTGGCGGTTTTAATGTTTCGTCGATAGCCTTCGATGCGAACAAGGCGATGCTTTCTGGTGTAAAGGCAGAAGATATGATGCCGTCGGTAGCCGAAATGGTGAAGCCTGAGAATATATTCGGACAGACGGATGAGTGGGAGAAATACAAAGATACCATCACAGGCTCTATCGGAAGCATCGGTGAGTCAATGAGCAACCTCACGCAATGGACAGCCGACTTCGACCCGTACCGTGAGAATATGGAGAAGATGACGAAGGCAGCCAAGCAACAGCGGATGGCCTTCGGTATGGCAGGTCAGGCAGCAGAAAACTTTGGTGCAGCACTCGCTGGAATGGATGATCCTGCTGCCAGGGCTGCTGGTACGGTAATCTCCGCTATCGCTAATATCGCCCTCGGTTTCGGTCAGGCAGTCGCTACCGCCGGTTCAATGGGTCCGTGGGCCTGGCTTGCATACGTGGCAGCCGGTACTGCCGCTCTCGCCACCACCATCGCCACCGTCCACAACTTGACCGGCTACGCTGAAGGTGGTATGATTAAGGGCAACTCGTACTCTGGCGACAACATCGGTGGTATGGTAGATGGCGGTGCAGGCGGTTTTGTCGGTCTGAATGCTGGCGAAATCGTGCTCAACAAAGCGCAGCAAAGCACGTTGGCCGGTCAGCTCCAGGGTAACGGCATTAATAATATGAACATCTCCGGACGCATCAAGGGCACCGACATCATCCTGTCGGTTGACCGTTCGCTACAGCTTCAGGGCAAACAGTTGCTGACGTGGGGATAAACAATAAACAATAAACAGATATGGCAGTATTAGGTAATAACATCATTGTTTTCATGAACGGCACCGCCATCGCCGGCACGAAGTCGGATGAGATACAGGTGGATGGTGAAACCATCGAGGTGGCCAGTGAGACGGATCAGGACTGGGTGCATTACATCACAGGACGCAAGTCGTGGAGCCTGAACGTGGGTTGGCTGGTGCTGGCTAATCAGGACGTGAGGAAGGTGCTGTTGGCTGGTTCGGTAGTGACCATCAAGATAAAAGGTCGTGGCGCAAGTGACAGCAGTGGCGTGACGGGCTCTGCCATCCTGAAGACGGTGAAGATCACTGCCACCCGTGGAAACCTCGCGCAGGGTTCTTTCGCTTTTATAGGTAACGGACCATTAACATAAGCAAGATTATGGCAATCCATTGGCAGGTAAAGTTTAAAACGCTCAGAGGTGGAAAGGTGCTCACGGCATCGGTCTATGACAACACCTACAGCGGTAATCCCATTCCGTTGAAGGGTGGGGCGGAGCCGTTTGTGACCGAAGAGGACAACGACGACGACCCGTTCAAAGCCATCCGTCAGCAGACGGGCTCACTGCGCATCGTGGACGACGGCTACGCAGCCGACGGCGTGACAGCCTTCAACTGGCGCGACTTGCAGCCCCGCAGCGACCACGACCGCCCCATCATCCTGAGAGATGAAGACGATAATATTCTTTGGCAGGGATTCCTTCAGCCGCAAAACTTCTCTGGCACGCTCTATCAGAAGACACAGGAGCGTGAGTTCCCCGTGCAGTGCGCCCTGTCGATACTCGGCAGTCAGTACCCAACCACCACACGTATAGGTATCGTGAATTTCGCCTATCTGCTGAAGACTTGTCTCGACACGATCAAGGCTGCTTCGCTCACGGTGATAGGCTTTGACACCATCATCGTACAAGGCGGTGCAGACGCACAGCGGTGGCTGCTGAAGAAGTTTCATTGGTCAAACTTGCTCACCGAATCGCAGGATGAGGGCGTGGCTCCGCAGTATGACCTGCTCCGTTGTCTCGAGGATATGCTCAACTTCTGGGGATTCCAGATGCGCACCGAAGGGCGCACGGTGTATCTGATGATGGCCGACGACCCCGTAGAGCAATCGCTGTTGACACTGACCGATGCCGAACTTTCGACAATGGCGATGGGCACGGTGGCTGGCACCGTCAGCAACGATCCATTCATCCGCAAGGATATGACGGGCAACATCTTCGCCAGTAATGACAACGACGACATGTGGATGTCGGGGCCGTCGAAGGTGGTGATAGGTGCGGACTGCAACGAGCAGAGCACGGCTTTTCAGTTCGCCCCCGAGGTGGTGAGAGAAGCGATGGAGGCGGCGGGACCGTACTCATGGTACCACCGTTCCACGGACGATCCGCAAGTAGGGTACTATGCCACACCAGTCATCCGATCGTTCGACAGCGGACTGATGAGCGGCACCGCCACCGCCTATGCAGGATTCCGCCGTGAGCAGATATATTCGACCCCCGAAGCCGACAACCCGACGCTGATAGATGCCTTCGACTTCATCAACATTCAGGAGCAGAGCAGCGTGAAGCTCTCCATCCAGACCAAGCAGATGATGAGTTTCTCGGGTGGCTCGCTGAAGTTCAGCGGCAACATCTATAAACTGGCGGAGGTGTGGGACTCAGAGGACAACGACGACTTCCTGGTGGTGCGTATAGGTATCGGCGAGACAAAAGAGAGCGCAAAGTGGTTCTATATGTCGGTTGACCAGAACGGCAATCTCACGCACGGCTGGAGCAGCACGGTAAAAGACGCCATGCTGACCATCGGTAATGGTGACATCAAAGGATATGGCTTTCTGTTTGCTGTTCAGACACCTATACCAATACCTGTTTACTATACCTTCAAAGGTATCCCGACCGACGACTACATGCACGGCTATGTTTTCGTGGATTTCTGCGGCATTGTATGGGATTTGATACACAAAGACACGAGAGACTTCACCATCGGCAACTTCAAGGTAGAATATAGCCGTGACGAGGTGTATATACCATCCAACCTCGACGACGAACCGCGAGGCAGGCAGATCAAGAAAGACCGCCAGTCGTCGTGCGACTATGTGGCGTTGAACGCCAACGCCGTGGAGGGTGACAGCAACATTGACCTGACCTATGCCTCAGACAATAACATGGAGTATGGCTACGGGCTCGTGATGGATGCCGACTATACCTATATGCAGGGCGCACGCTATGGCGGTTCGCTGACGCTGGAACATCCGGAGCAGCACTATGCCGACCGTATCGCCAACTTCTGGAGCTCAGCCCGCCGGATGCTCACCGTCGATCTGCGCACAGAACTGATGGGTAGCATCACGCCACGATCTCACCTCGTGACGACCGTAGGCTCCCACTTCCGCACCCTCGCCATCAGCCACAACTGGCGCGACGATGTTACCAATGTAAAGATGATACAATCATTTATTCTGCTTGACGACGATGAAGAAAGTTAATAGAGAAGACATCATCCGCATGGTGGGCCTGCATGGAGCGGCAAACCTCATGAGAGCCATCAACAACGTTCAGCTCGCAATGGAAGAGCAGAACGGTAAGCTCGTGACCTACTGGACAGAGATTCAGAAGGACGAGAAGCAAATCTCGCTCATCGCTGGGCGCATGGACGATGCAGAGACGAATATCGGTCAGCTGCAAGTCACGGCGCAGCAGCTCACCGCATCCGTCAGCAGTCTCACCACCACCGTGAACGGTCATACATCGTCTATCGGCCAGCTACAAATCACTGCCAACAGCCTGACGGCATCGGTAAGCTCCATCAGCGACACCGTGAGCGGCCACACCTCAAAAATTTCATCCCTGGAACTCACAGATTCGAGCATCAGCAACCGTGTGAGCGCAATCGAGGGTGATTATGTGAAGAGTGCGCAAATCAGCCTGATGGTAGTGAAGGATGGTAATGGCTATATCTCGAACGCACTCGTCGATGCCGACGACATCGATTTTGTGTTCACGGATGCTGTGACCTGGTACTGGCAGAGCAGGACAGTTGCCAACAAGCGCATGGGCCTTGACTCAAGCGGTAATCTGTGGATAGCTGGTGAGTTAAGAGGTGGCAGCATTCAGGGAAACTATACCATCGGAACGCAGGGTACTAAGATGCAGATTTATGTGGATGAAACTGTTGGTTCTTTCCGTAGTTCAGGAATTAGAGGCCGTGATACCAACAATGCAGAGGTTATTCGTCTTGGAATGTTGGAATACAATAACCGTGTTGAGCCAAGTTTAAGATTAAACGATCCAAACGTTAATCAGGTTTATGTACGTCCAGAGTATATCCAGTTCCAGCACACAGTAGGAAGTGTTACACCGGTACTTACCTTTGGATGGTCTGGTACAACCAATAAGGTGCTTATTTCTGCACCTGTCGATTCTTGGCCATCATTAAGTAATGTTTCTACCGGTCAGGTCTATCTCGATAATGGCTATTTAAAAGTCAGAACATCATGAAGATAAATGTAATATACAACAAGCATATCCCGCTGAAGGGATTTGTGGCTCTCACGCTATGGCCGTGGATCATCGTAAGGGAGAGTGAGCGAAAGAAATTCACGCCACGGGTGGAGCGTCACGAGGAAACCCACGCACGACAGCAGATAGAATGTCTGTTTGTGGTATTCCTTATTATCTATTACCTGGAGTGGGTGGTCAAGCTGCCGCTCTGCAAGTTCGACAGCAACCGCGCCTATATGAGCATCAGCTTTGAACAGGAAGCCTACGACCACCAGGAAGAAATCTATTATAACAATGTGCGCAGGCATTTCGCATGGCTCAAATATTTATTCACGATTAAATAAAAGGAACTATGGAACAGAATCAAGAAACAAAGTTTTTCGACTTCACGCAAGTCGATGTAGAATTTCAGTTTGACGACATCCAGAAGATGGACGTGAGCAAGACACTCGGCAACACCATCCACATGGCGACTGGCGACATCGGGCTTGATGAGGTGGCCCGCACCATCTATAAAGAAGGAAAGGCCGACATCCCCCAGGTGTATATCGCCCCGATCATCGCCATCCTCAAAGACCCTAACACCCCGATGGTGGTAGGGGCCAAGAAGGCAGTAATCTCAATGTTAAACAAGTAGTTGTTTTAGGTTTTTAATTATTAGTAATCTGAGGGCGACAGCGGTCGCCCATTTTTTTGCTTGCCCCAGTTGTCGGCAAGCGGTAAACCCCAAGACGTATTTCTGCCAATTAGTAAAAACAGACAGAAATATGAAATTCCTGACATTGGATTATATCAAGCAGCAGCTCCGTATAGACTGGAGCGAAGAAGACACCCTACTCGACGAGTATGGCAAGGCTGCCGAGGACACCTTGCTGAATCTGCTGAACCGCAACTACAACGATCTGTTGGAAAGTTACGGCGAAGTGCCGGCTCCACTGGTTCAGGCCGCTATGCTGCTGGTGGGAGAATCTTACCAGCACCGTGAGCCTTCGTCGGCTCAGAACCTGAGTAGTGTTCCTTACGCTTTCGACCTGCTCATCAAGCCGTATATGCGGCTGACTTCCGAGCCTTGCGGGATTAGGCAGCAGACCGTCACGCTCGGCTCGCAAGAGAAGATACTCATCACGTCGGAACTGCCGGACGACCTCACCATGCAGGACGTTGACTTCTCGGTCGAGGTGATGAATGCCGAAGCCAAGGACAAGAAGAAGACGTTCAAGAAGGCAGAGTGCATACTGACCGATGAGGGCGACTACGTGGTTATCATCGACACCGACGACTATGGCGTTGGCATGCTCATGGTGAAGGTGACCTTCCAGATTCCCGACAAGGACTTCCCCGACGGATTCCGCAAGTCGGTTGTTCGCATTAACCCATATATCACCATTCGAGGATGAATAGCGCAAGACTCGTCACAGGTTCGGTTCGTAGCGGTGCCAGACTGCTGACACGTCATGTACATCCGCGAACGTGGAGCGTACCGAACGGCATCCATGTCAACGCGCAGCTTGATGAGCGGCGCAACCTCTATAAGCCCATCAGGGTGAAACCTGAGCAGGCGCAGACGCTCCAGTGGGTCACGCCCGGCAATGTGGTGCAGTACAAGATCATCACAACGCTTGACTGGTGGATTGAATAGACATTAAAACCCAAAAAGATATGGCATACGCAAATTGGCTTTTACCAAGCAAGACTTCAGGCTCAGGCAATGACACCGTAGACGTGACTGCCGTGAGCAATAACACCGGGCGCAGTCCGCGACAGACGCAGATTGCCTTCAAGGCAGCGAACGTTGCCGACGTGGTGCGCACCGTCATTCAGGCGGGCAAGCCCGAGTTTGTCACCATCCAGTCGGCAGCAGCTGTCTCGAAGGATGGTGTGACGGTACTCACCATCGAAGGAGTCAGCAACTCGTCGAAACTGACCTTTGCCCTCGCTTCCGGCGGTTCACTGCCGCTGACGCTGCCCGCCAATTATCTCGCCAACAGCCTTCAGACGGCTAACGGCGCGGCGATTGCAGGCGACCCAGGAGCGGGGCAGGAGTTCCCGTTCTCCATCCAGTTTGCAACTATCCCGAAGAACCCCGTGGTGACTGAGCGCACGGTGCAACTCATCGTGACCGATGCGGCAGGACACTCCGCTACATGTACCATCACGCAGGCTGCAGGCGACGCGACACTGGAGGTTAGTCCGCAGACCGTCAACCTCGACTGGGATGCAGCGACACAGGGCAAGACGGCATCGTTTAACGTGACAAGTAACACCAACTGGACCGTAGAGTAATGGCAAAGACACTCACCATCCCATGGGCCGACGGCAACGGCGACATCATCCTGACCTACGACGGACAGGGTGACGGAGCCGTTACCGTGCGCTCAACGACCGACAACCTGGGAAGCGACCGTCAGCAGACGATCACCCTGCGGACAGCGGACGGGAGCAAGGCGGTGCAAGTCGTCATCCAGCAGCAGACGGGCATGCTGACCCTGCGCGACGTGAACCTGCTGACACTCCGCGACAGCAGCGACAAGGCTCTCAGGGTATATCCTGACGAAGAGCGAATACCGCAGTAAACCCGATACGGCAAAACAAGCGAGTAATAAAGTATCTTAGATATGATCAACAGTAAGAACATCATTCAGCAGGGCGAGGAGGCAAAGTACCGCATCGCCATCGAGCGCGAAGGATTCTCCATGACGGAGAACCCGTTTGCGCTGACCCTCAAGTGGGGTATGCAAGGCCGGACGCTGACCATCGACAAGTCGGAGATGCTGACCGACGAGTATGGCAACTGTTTCTTCACGTTCCCGACAGCCGACATGGTGGGCGTGGTGACGGTGGAGTGTGCCTACGACGTGCCCGACAGCGACTATGCCGACGGCTACCGCACGGAGAAGGAGCAGCAGCCGCTGTGCTTCGTGAACACCAGTCCGAGGATGCCACAGATGATGCGCGACCACGGCGGTATCTATCAGGGTATCTACGTGTCCTACGAGCGCACGCTCCGCAGCGACAAGCGCAGTCTGTTCCGCTATCTGCGCGACATCTTCCAGAACTACTTCCGCGACGTTAATGGTCGTCGGCTCCGTGTGTTGAAAAACAATTAGTAACTAAAAAATCATAAGAATTATGGCAGATTTCGATTTGACCCTTACAGGCGAACAGGTACAGCAGCGACTGAACCTCGTGCCGCAGCATGCCGAAGCCATCGCCGCCCTTCAGGAGGCTATCCAGGCATTCGTGAACTCCGAGCAGGTGCAGACACTCATCAACACCGCGCTTGAATCCTATTCTACTACCACGCAGATGAATGCCGCCATCAATACGGCCATCACCAGTGCGCTGACAGCCTACTACACCAAGACTGCCGCAGACGCACTGCTGGCTCAGAAGGTGGACAAGGTGACGGGCAAGCAACTCTCGACCGAGGACTTCACCACGGCTCTGAAGACCAAGCTCAACGCCCTGCCGACGGCTGCGAACCTCTCCACGCAGATCTCGACGGCTATCAGTACGGCCTTGGAGTCATACTACACCAAGACGGAGACTGACACCGAACTGGCCAAGAAGCAGGACACCATCAGCGACCTCGCTACCATCCGCTCAAAGGCCAACGCTGCCGCCCCGCAGTCCACTACCTACACCAAGACAGAGGTGGACAGCCTGCTGGCACCGAAGCAGACCGCCGCACAGGTGTCTACCGCCATCGCCAGCGCCCTGACTGCCTACTACACCAAGACACAGGTGGACAGTATGGTGGCCACCATTAATGCCGCCATCGCGCAGAAGCAAGACACCATCAGCGACCTCTCCGCCATCCGCTCAGGAGCCGCTGCCGGTGCAACGGCCCTGCAACCGGCAGCCCTCACGCCATACAGCACTACTGAACAGATGAATGCCGCTATCAAAATCGAGAGCGATCGTGCCCAGCAGGCTGAGCAGGATAACGCCCAAGACATTGCCGACAATGCCGAGGAGATAGCAAAGTTAAAGGCCATCGTGGCTGACATCGAGACCGTTGCAGAGGGCTACGTCCGTGTGGCAGGCTCGTCAAGTCCAGCACTCTCTTACAAGAGTTACAAGTATCACGAGCAAGGCGGCTTCGGGCGCGAGTCAGTATTCTCGCTGTTCTATCCTTGTCTGGTGGGCACACCGATGACGGGTAGTGGCACGGAGGGCAAGGTGCTGCACGTGCTTCAGAAATTCGGTGCAAGGACTATCGACGGCGTGCCCATGTGGCTCGACATCTACGGCACACCTCATGCCATCGACGGCTCAGAGGGCGACGTTCTGATAGTAAACATCGAGGACTTCTATAGCATCAACGGTAAGCACACCATCGAAGGTACAGAGTATGACGTGTTCCTCATGTCGCGCACGCCCTTCACCTGGCAGGGCATCGAGGCAGAGCACATGGAGAAGTTCGGCTGGAGTCCTGACTACTGCGTGAGCCACCAGGACGAGGACGGCGTGACGCGCATGCACTCTGTCTATAACCCCGCGTGGAACGGCTCTTACTCAGCCCCCGTGGGTGTGACGGGTAAGTTTATCTATGCCACCGACGAAGAGACGGGCGAAATCACTGAGTCCTACGATGCAGATGCCACACTGCTGGGAGGTGCAGGTGGTTTGCACTCTACCGACATCAACCTGCCAGACGGTGAGCAACGGGCGATGAACATGAACCCCGACACCACCAAGACCGTTCCGTGGATGAACCAGACGGCAGAGGGTTGCAACCGCCTGATGTCGCTGATACTGGCCGAGGGTGGCACGTTTGATGCGCACAACGCTAACCGCATGGGCAGCGGCTTCTCTTCCAACGACCCAGCCACAGCAGCCGGCGATTGGGAGCAGGCAGGCAGCGGTGCAAAGAACGGACTGCGCGTGATGGATAAGAACGGCGCATGGAAGTATTACGGCATGAACGGCAACGTCCGCTTCCTGACGGGTCACACAGAGGGAACTGAGTATGCTGCCAACGTCATCAACTCATGGCGAAATCCGTGGCACATTCTGGAGGCACACCGTGCGGTGTCGTATGCCATCGAGAACGATGTGCACGAGTTGGAGTGGTTCGTCTTCGAGGGAAACAAATACAAGTACCGCAGCGTGCAAGGCTTCAACGGTCCGAGCCACGGCGAGATGACATGCGTGGTGTGGAAACTCATGGCAACACAGGCAGGTGCCAATGCTATCGACCCGACGGACAACGCCACCAGCATCGCCGGCAACCGCGTGGAGATACTCGTCAGCACAGCACTCATTCACGGCATGATGACGCAAGTGTCACCACTGCGATGGACTTCAGGACTGCTGTTCACGGAAGATGAGAACGGACAGTATGAGTGCTACTTGGAGCGCGACCAGGCAGAACTGGTGAAGGGTATTGCAGCAGATAACTATGACCCTGCAACACCTCGTGACTTCGAGACCATCTACGACCATGTGCTCACCGTGCAGAAGGGTGAAGGCTATGCCAAGAACTATCTCAATGGTGCGCTTATGCTGCCCGACAACAATGCTAACAAGAGCGGAGCAGGCTTGCATACCTATGTGGGCAAGTATAACTGGTTTACAGGTGGTAATGCAAGTGCTGGGAAAAAGTCGGTTCGTGGCTTTCTCCGCGGCTACTACGCTCACAACGCGAATCTGTCCCCGTCGACGATGAACGCTAACTACTCGCCCTCGCTCGCGAGCACGCACATCGGCTTCGGCACCTGTTGCCGCATAACGGAGTAGAAAACGTAAACCCGCGAGCAAAGCGAGCGCGAAAACGAAAACAGCGCGGCTCTGCCGCGCCCGCCGAGCGAAAGCGAAGGCTATAATACCGCCGCAAGGCGGTCGGCGCGAAAATTCAAAAATCGAGGTTATCTTCAGCAATGGGGATAACCTCGTTTTTTTGTCGGGTAAACCTCAAACACTATTTCACACGAATAGTGCAGAGATGTGGTGCGACATCGTTGAAGCAGAAATCCAGGCCACCGACCAAAGCGCACAAGGGAATCGGAGTACCCGTCAGGTGGTGAGGTTGAGAGTTCTTTGAACACAAAAAGGCAGCTGCATCGACGGGTGTCCGTGGATTCCGGCGCGGCAACAACGCTAACAACACGAAACTGTCCCCGTTGACGATGAACGCTAACAACTCGCCCTCGAACGCGAACACGAACATCGGCTTCGGCAACTGATACGCAGACAAAAACCTATAAGCCCTCGCGGTTGTGACCTGCAACCAAAGAGGCAGGTGCAGAGCCTCGCTGACGATGGAGAGCGGAACAACGCAATGAAAAGGTGCCAAGACCACCAGCCGACCGTGCAAGTAGTAGCAAAGGAAAGGGTAGGCTGCGGGGCGTTCGGAAACCCCGCAATCGGCGCAACAGGTCAACAACAAAAACAGAAGAAGTATGAGCATCAGCACATGGCACAACATCATGACCGGTCTGCACGCTGCCGTCTATGACAGCTACGCAGCCAAGAGTAACCGCCAACGCGCCAAGCGTGAGGTGGTGGAGGTTATGGCCGATGTGAACGGATTCTGTCAGCGCAAGCGGCGCGAACTCTATCGTGGCACCTACCGCGTGGGCGACTACCGCCACTTCCGTCTGCGCGACAGGAAGAAGGAACGATACGTCAGCGTGCTGCCCTACGAAGACCGCTGTGTGCAGAACGACATGAAGGATGCCTTTCAGCCGCTCATCTTGCGACAGATGACCGACGACATGTTGGGCGGACTGCCCGGCTGTGGCGTGCTGGCCTCGGACAAGCGGCATCAGGTGGTGGCACGAATGCGGGTACTGCTGAACGACCGAAGTCTGACGCACTGCTTGCAAGGCGACATCTCGAAGTTCTACGACCATGTGGATAACGTCATCAGCATGCGCCTGATAGAGCGACAGGTGAAGGATAAGCGCACGAGGGCTGTGATCCGTCAGCACCTCTTCAACCAGAAGAAGCTCGCCATCGGCGACCCTTTTTCTCACCTCATCGCCAACCTCAATATGTCGGTCATCATCCGCAAGGCCAAAGAGAAGTACGGCAAGCGCATTAAACTGGTCAACTTCGCCGACGACTTCATCGCTTTCAGCCGCGATAAGAAGACACTGGAGAATCTGCGCCGCGACATGCGGATATGGGCAAGGCAGATGCGGTTGCACTACAAGTCGATGTACGTGCGCCCCATCGACGCCAAGCCAGGCAAGAAGCATCAGCCAATCATCTTCTGCGGCTACCAGTACGGGCGCGGCTATGTCCACCTGACACAAGCCACTAAGAAGCGATACGTGAAAGCTCGCCACCGTGAGCGCAGCATGGGCTCCTACAAGGGTATCATCGAAGTGGCAGACACGAAACACCTGAAACTAAAAGTACAAATTAACGACAATAAAGGAACTATGAGCGAGAAAATCAGACGACCCTTTGCAGGGCGACCTATGAAGATTGAGACGATGGAGGGCATCAACCACACCATCGTGGACTTCCAAAAACGCAGCAGCAATCAGAAAGACTGCGACAGTTACTACCACATTCAGGCACTTGCCGACGGGCTGGGCCTGATAGTCTATTCGACGGGCGCACAGAAGATATGCAAGTATCTCGACACAAAAACCCGTAACGACATTCCCCTGCGCGACATGAAGATAGTACACGACTGGAGCGGCTTCTACTATGAGGGAACGGTCTATACCGATGCCGAGGAGGAGGAAATGATTCGCAAACAATTTAACATCCCTAAATAACAACGATTATGTACACAGCCAATTTCCCCGAGAAGCAGGTACTCGGCCTGCACAAACTCACCGGCGACAACAGCGGTGAGGTGTTCACAAACGAGCGCGAGGTCAAGGTGACCGACCCTGACACACAGGAAGAGCGCACGGAGTATCAGTATGACATCTACCAGGTGCCAGACGCCAGCGACCCGCACAAGGTGAAGGATGCCGTCATCAGTGAGATTCACCCCGACGGCGACGAGGTGAAGATACTGCGCAAGACATTAGCCAAGGTGCTGAAGGAGACAGACCGCTACGACCTCGACGAGTTCAGCGAGTTCAAGGCTTACAACGAGTTCGCCGAGAGTATCGACCTGTAACCCTCACGCGCTATGGCATACACCAGTGGACTATTGAAAGACCGCGTGACGATCCTCAACCGCAAGGAGGCACAGCAGGGCAAGTTCGGACTCGACAGCGCAGGCATCGAGTTCGAGCCTGCCGCTACGGTGTGGGCAAGCGTGGACTGGCAGAAGGGCAAG